TTCTAGTCCGAATGCTCCTTTGGCGATCTCTGGAACAGGGAGCCCAGTAAAAATACAAACGGCAAGACACCCACCAATATTAAGAGGACAGTCCCAGTCGGTGTTTCTAAAAAGTCCATAGTTATATCCAGACTTGAAGTCCTTTGATTCATCTTTCAAGTAGTGATAGTTATATAGTAAGTTTTTACAACTCTCCTTATCTACCCTATCAATATAAAATTCACTCTTCACATTTTTCCTCTAGAATATATTCTACAGTGCTTGCAACATCATTCATAGCATCACGAAGTTCTTCTCTATTACCAGAATGCTGTTCCATCATACTAGTTTCTGTAAGAGTCCATCTCCACTCTTGCATTGCTTTATTATACCACAAATTGATAACCATATAACCTCCTAGGACATCATTCTTTGGGCAATATTTCTGGGTTTTTTAAGTTTAAATCATATATCAGTGGATGACACTCCTCTTCAACAAGATAACTTGAACCATCATAAACCTCTTGAATAGAGTATCTCCTTTCATTATCTGCTATCTTGATAAGAGTTGGATCTAACAACCAATCTTCAACTTCATCAAAACTAAAAGGAACTCCTTGTATGAAATACATAAGCACTACTTGACTACCTTCGTTATACCAAACATATCTGGCGTCAATTTCGTACTCCATAGAATACTCCGCTTTCGTATATTTAGAAGTATACAAGTGGGGGGACTTGAACCCCCACGACCTTAACGGTCAACAGATTTTAAGTCTGGTGCGTCTACCGATTCCGCCACACTTGCAAAAAAACTCAGTCTTGAGTTGGATCCCATGTAGCAGGATGAAAAACACAGTATTCGTTGAATGTGATTTTCATTTCCTTATCAGTAAGGTTAGCGTTTTTTGCTGCCTTTGGCAAGTTCCACTTTGCGGAAAATAACATTTCCATAGATTGACGGGTTTCTGGTCTCATACTCGTAACACTTAAGGATTTCTTCGTACAGGGATGGGTTATGTTTAATCATTCAAAGAGGGTTAGTATAAGACAGCACATCTTCATCACAGGTGCGACGAACAAAAGACAGCACACTCATAAACTCATCTACAGTATTGCATTCCACAACTTTCTCATCACCTTCATTGGAGAGCAGTCGGAAAGAACGTTGAACTGGGTCAACAACGCAACGGGTCAGGTACTCGTCTTGCATTTGGTTTGTTTGTTGCTTACCTGTATATGGTAACACCGTCAGTCTTCGGTGTCAACCTTCTGTTCCGCTTTGAGACGTGGCACATCCTTTCGTTCTCCCATGATAAAATAGTAACAGTCTATGGGCATACCACCTTGAGCCTGAAGATAAACAGTGTTACTGCCAATACGTTTTACAATAACATTCTGATGGGCACCAATAGGAGTTAGATGTACAGAAATAGTTCTTGCTTCTACAAGTTCCTCCCAGTAGTCAGGGAGTTTAATTTCGTTCTTGCTTGTAACTCTTCCTCTCAAAAGAACAGAGTTTTCAGGAGCAAGTAAACCTTCAAGGTTTAAGTTGTATCCAGAAATAGTTGGGTGAGTTAATGTAATCATGTATCAAGTTCCTCTTGGTCTATGTATCTTAGTAAAGTATCTAAACGTGCTTCTTCATCAACTTGTGCTCCAATTCCAGCACGTAAAGAATGAATACGTGCATTATAAGCATCATCTCTTTCAGCACGAAGTGCATTTGCAGCGTCTAATCTAAGTTGGAATGAACCTATACCTGATGCTAAGTCCGACTCTAACTCATCACGACGTGTTATATTAGCAGTAAGTTCATCAGTAACTGTTGATGCACAAGATGGTAGAGACTGGTACAAACCTATCAAAGAAGAAACAACAGCAATATCACCAATCTGTGCAGGGTTGCCCAAGAGTACAGGTTGATCTTCAAAAGCTGTTCTATAGTATATTTGACCAGCACCTACGGGAGGAGCGACAACATCCTCAATACCCTCATCTTCGTATCCAGTAATTGCAAACTCTGGTTTCCAACTTCTAGGGTTAGATGATATTCCTGAGTTGTCATAGAAGACAGATCTACCAACACCAAGGTTGGCACCATTCATAATACCAATAGTCTCAGGAGAGAATGGGTTAGAGGTGAATGGAATGGCATAGTCATTGTATGTTGTGATACCAGTAGGATCATCCAGAACTTTGAATGTGACAAAGTTACCATCTACCTCTGGGTCAGTCGCAAAACCAACGGTAGGTGTCTTCAGTTGAATAATAGGAACAGTTGTAACACCAATACCTGTACTCGAAATACCAGACAAGTCAGATATTGCAGAAGAGAAACCAGCAATTGTATTCGTAGTTTCTAATGAACCAAATACACTAGACTTTCCTGATATTACAAGTTGTCCGACTTGAAAATCTTTCCATAAGTTATCGGAATATGGAGTCATCACTGTTAAGTTTGTAGACCCTGTTCCAACTGTTCCAATAAAACTTCCAACAGTAGTATCACCAATATCTTTTGTTATTGGTTGGTCAGAAAACTTAATTCCATGAAGGTTATCTCTCTCCAATCCAACCCTAGCAGATAAAGCCTGACTAGATATTCCTCCAACATTATTAACAATGGATAAAACAGTTCCAATACCTGTTGGTTGAGTTGCACCAGCACTCACATTGTATCCATTCAAGGTTACCTGCGTTGCTAAAAGCGTATAGAATTTAGTAGTTCCGCTAGGTCCACCCGTATGAATACCAATGACTCTCCAGAATACATCTGTTCTGCATCCTGAAACAATTCTATTTTCATAGGCACGTTGAACATCAGAGATAGATTCATTTACAACATCAAGTTCAGTTGTCAACTTCTCATCTACAATGTTGATAGCAGCGTCATATAGTTCTTTCGCTGCATCAATGACAACAATCTCATCTCCAAGATAACCAATACTTTCTTCCAGTTCTTTTTTCTTATCTGATATGTCTTCTCGTAATCCCATTATTGATACCCTCCAATAATATAGTTGTCATTGTCTCCAGGATAATCTGCAGGAGATTCTCCATCGTACACTACATGTAACTTTTCATCGTGGTCTTCTGGATTTATATATCTTGCAACCCAGATGTCGTAGAAACAATCAATTGCTGATGCATTACCAGACTTGACGTATACATGTTTGCCATATTCTATTCGGTCAACCATCAAGTCTTGAGACGATCCAATCTGTGTAAGAGAAACAGTTATTGTTTCTGGGTCAACCAAACCTTCCCAATACTCTGGTAGTTCTATCAGGTTAGAGTTGGTCAGTCTACCTCTAATATAAATGCCTGCCTCAGGTCCTTCAGCACATATGTGCCTAACTCTCTTTTCTTTCTTCCTCGGATGTGGTATGTCAAAACTTTTATTTCCTGTTGCCTTTCCAATAACAACTGGTGTCGCAGAAACTGGGTTTGCAACTAAACCATTATTGACAAGAACTCCATTCTGAGTCTTTGCACCTGCGGAACAAAAAGCACCTATCTTTGCTTCCTTAGTAAAAATTGCTCTAACTGCTTTTTTAATTTCAGTACCAAGGACATTATTTAAACCAATTTCCTTGAAAACACCGACGTGTGTTGTCAAAGGACTGACAATAGTCATAGTGGTGTCAACAAGCATATTGACAACTAAGGCATGAGCAGCAATACCAACTGGACCTTCTATGGTTCCCATGACAACATCAACTGGTGTTGGGGGAAAACCACGACTAGTAACAGTCAAAATAGACTTCACAGCTGCTGCCTTCGCATTATAAACAGGAGGTCTTGTGAAACCAACAGCAGTTTCTAATGGAGCAAAGATGGGCATACCAACATGAAGGTGTCCATCAGCCCAAATAGAACCAGGAACTGCAGCAGCACCAAATCCTTGCGCCAAGTTTGGTGGTCCAGGAATTCCTCCTGGAAGGTTTGATACAACGTTAAGTTGTTTACCTACGTGTAAGTCTGTTACTTCCATCTTATGATATACTTTCGATTAGTTTTTTAAGACCTTCGATTTGTTGTTTTATAGTATTTACACCACTACCAAAAGGACTTGAAACGGGAGAAACATCAGCTCCTTCTACTATTTTAATACCACCTGCATTAAGCTGAACTCTACCAGTTGAGTTTATGGTTACCTGTCTATCACCACTCATGGTAAGTTTATCTTTACCAGTAATTTGTGTTGTTGCTGAATGTAGATTCACTCTAGCATTAGATTCAATATTAATAAACCCAGTATCAAGTCCATTTCCACTTGCAAGCAAGTCAATGTCTTGTGCGAATATTCTTATCCTACCATTGGGGGCACCAATAACCATGTCTCCGTTATCAGCATATGCGACAAAGGCGGGAGTATTTTTCTCTACAGTATCACCACAACGGACTTGAAATACATGTGGAGTTCTACACATTGTAGATCCTGCCAACTTGCCATTCATCTGAAGACCAATGTAATGACTCCTCCTTGTGCCACCACTATTAAAAATATTACGAATCATAACTGCCATCTTGGCACCGTTCTTCATAATATCACCAAAGTAGACCTTACCTTCAGTATTGCCTACCTGGTTAAAAGTATGTGGATTTAACTCTTGCTTATTATTAGTGCTCATTAATTTTTACCCACACAATCTATTACGCTAATAAGTTTTGCACCTTCTGGCAATGTGAATGCAACAGTATCATCAACTCTATTGAACTTCAGAACTCCATTCAGTATTGCATTATGACCAGTGTTTGTATTCACAGTAATGTCTGGAAGTCTGTCGTATCCAATGCCAGGGTTAATAATATTTACACCAGTGATAACACCACCTGTAATGACAGGTTCAAGTAAAGCACCATTGTCAGGTGTGACAGTTATCGTGTCACCATCACCATATCCAAAACCACCACTTGGAATAACAACATCACCAATCTCAGTGACTACAGGATATTCGGGACCAGTTCTCTGAGGAACTTCTGGTTCTGGTGGACATCCTGGTGCAGTTATAGAAGTATTTTCTTCTGAAGTATATGGTGCTTGTCCAGATATAATTACGAAGTCTCCTTCACGAACTTCGATAACTTCACCTTCATTGAATGGACCTTCCCAATATTTTGTATCGCCACGTCTGATAAGACTCTGACATCTGTCAGCAACCACTCTTCCATTTCCACCATAACTTCCATCTGGACTTTGTGGATAGTTGTATCCAGTGTTGTCCATAACAACATCAACTACACCAACTTGTGTGCTTCCATCACTATCAGTATATTCACCAATCACTGCAGTTCCGTTAGCGCCAACTCCCTTGCCACAGTTATCTTCAAACTGAACAGTGGGTGGTCTAGTGTATCCTCTACCTGGTAAGATAATATTAACACCAAGGATTTCACCTACGGCATTTACAACAACATCACCAGTGGTGCCACTACCATCAGCGCCCCAGAATACAACTTTAGGTGGACCACATTCAAATAGTCCACCACCAAAACCACCAAGACATCCATCAGCAGCATCTAATGCACTGTCAAGACCAATATCAAAGTTTGTATTTGCAAGGTTCGATGGGATGTCACCAAGGGCAATTAAACTATTTCCAAATGCCTTAGCACTATCAAATATACTATTGAAGTCCAAGTCAGGTATAGTGCTAGAAGATGCATCCATAGGACCTTCAAGGAAATTCCATTCATTCGTGACAGGACATAACTGGTCAATATCACAAGTTAAGAAGTCGAGAATAGATTCTACAAAACCAAGAACATCATTAATAAGGTTAACAGCAGACCCAAGCAAGTTTTGTAGTGGTCCTAATATTTGACTTAAGGCATTTTTTAGTTGTGCCATAATATTTCCTAACAGTTGTGATAGGAAAGATTCTACAACACAAAGACCAGTGTTTAAGTATTGATTGACAAAACCATTTAAGAAGTTTCTTACAATATTTCCAAGGTTACGAAGAAGTTTTAAAAACAAACAAGATGTTAAATCAAGTGCAGTGTCATTTGCTTCTAGTATGGCATATCTTAAATTCAAATATACATTACCAACAGTGTTGTTGACAATGACATTAATACGACGCATCGCGGATTGACGCATCTCCTGTATCAACCAAGTAATCCAACTTGCTAGTTTCTCAGCAGTTTCATCTATATTTTTATTAACATTTGAAAGAAACTCTTGACTAGTTCTTATGAAACTATCATCACCAAGAAGACCTATTCTAGCATCCTGAACACCTTTAATTAAGTTCTCAAGTTCTTTATTAATGGCAGCAGTGTCAACTTTAACACATTCAATGGGTCTTGGAATAATAATAGATTCATTATCAGTACTTTGTTTTTCATCTGCAAGGTTTGGAACACTAATGTTCGCTTCACATCCAGGAGAGATGCCTTTTCCATCAGGAGTAAGGCAATCTTGTGGAACAAAATATCTTTCAGAACCAGGAACAAAACCACTTGCAGGTCTACATTGTGTTTGACTTTTTGAGTCGTCCAGTTCTACATTATAATTTGGAAGGATGTTTACAATCCAATAAAAGGGGACACCATCTAACATCCCATGTTGAACAACTTCAACATAAGTGTTTGGTGGCAATGCTGTTAAAGCACTTGACTCATTTCTCAGTCCAGAAGGACCGTATAGAGATGCCCAAGGAAGAGTATATACAGGAGTACCCTCTTCATGCTCACCACAAATAAAGATTTTGTATCCGATACGATACTGATCTTTATCTGGGGAGTTTTTATACTTACCGTTTGGTAAGGTGGCAATATGAGCCTCCTCTGATTCTAAACCTGGTGCTATTTGAGCAAGAACAGATTTAACTTCAGCAAGTCCCGTGCTTTTCTGAAATATCAGAGCGTTGTATTGTCCCCTAATATCTGACATCAGTTATCGTGAATTTTACACTCAGGTGCGCCAGGTTCTTGATCACAATAGAGTTCAAGTGCTGATGGATCGTGATGGTCACCTGCTTCAATTTCTTCTTTATGATGCTCTACATACTCTTCTAGGTCATGCAGTTCGCCCTCGATGTGACGACGCATCTGTGGATTTGTTTGTGGGTCATCAAGAATTTGTTTATCCTTCTCGATGTGTGCTTCAATATTTTCCATTGGTTTTTCTCCTTAGTTAGTTTTTAATACCGAAAGAATCTCTAACTAAATGTAGCCCAGTATACGACTGAGACTTATCACCATAATGACATAAGTCTGCTATCATATATATGCCACTATCTTTCTGGGATTCTTGAAGGGTTTTCTTTGAGGATATTTCAGGAAAGTCGCAGTGAACCAAATCTCCAGCGTGAAGACTAAAGTCTGCAGGTATAATAATTTCTGCAGACATATTAAACTTCTGTCTAAAGTTTTGCTTTGCCTGCCATAGAACTTCCTCTACTACTATATCTTCTTCGTTGAATTTTTCAACCTGTCTTTCTAAACTGTCAGCAGAACCAAACGAACCACCAGTGTTTTTGGTTGCATGTATTTTATCGGTTGCCTTATCTCTATACTCTTTATTGAACTGAGGAAGAGTCTCTCCTGCTATTTCAGCAGTTCCTTCTGGTGGAGGAGACTTTGTAGTACTCTCAGTATATTCACCAGTTACACTATCAAATACCTCCAGGATAGTTCCAAATGCACCACTTTCAAACTGACCCAGAGCATCTATTGTTCTGTCAATTTTTGAGTGTAGTATCTTATCATTATAACCTGCTGGAACTATAGTATCAACTTTTTTGTTCTCAATATACTTCTTGATATTTTTTCCTTCTGTACTGAATAACTTGTCAAGAGACTTGAAATGATATCCCTCTGATGTTTCCCAGAAAAGATATCCAGCACTCTTAGTATTCATTCCTGCAGGAATAGACAGACCCTGCAGTTCTAATATCTTATTGAAAGGTGCTATATCCTTTCCAAAGTTAAAGTATGAGTTGTGAGTCTCATCAATGTATACAGGTTTACTAGAACCCAGGTCATTACTTACTATTGATGGAACAATATCAGATATCTTTCCTTGTAGTTTTCTTTTCACTCTTGTGTCCAATAATGTATTATCAAACATCTCCTTTGATACTACATTCATACTATATGAGATAGTTTTGAATGACTGAGATACGTTAGCAACACTACCTATTCTTAAGTCATTGTCATCATCAAGAGATATCTTATTACCTACTGCATCTTCTATCTCAAATAAAACCTTCTCCGTTCCTTGAAGTTTGAGTCCTTCAAGCACTGTTAGTTCCTTTACTGCAGAACCAGTTTCAATTACAAATACACTTACCTGTACGAAAGGTGTGAACACACTCTCGCGGTATTCTATTCTAGGAGCACCCGCACGAATATCTACAGACTCATCACCTTCGTTGGGATAAACCTCAAACTTATTATATTGTAGAGACTCTTTGCTGCCCATATCTTTTATTAACTATTTAACCAACCATCACAGGTTGAATTGCATATGTAAACTCCATATGTTTTGCATATGTTGGAGTCATTTGCAATGAACCAACCTCCATACCTGGTTTAAGAATACTACCATCAGGGAGCACATATTCATCATCAGCCATAGGAATACTTGGATCTAAACCAGTAGGTCTAGGAGTTTCCCCTTGTCTTCTCTCCAGTGCATCTCCTGGTGCAGGACCTGTCATGAAAGTCCTTGTTCTTTTAGGTGTAGGTACTAACTTAGTTTGTTGAGAGTCTTTTCCAAAGGCAAGGAAAAATTCAAGATTTCTTACTGCAGTATCAACAGATGATCTGACATTACTCTCAACTCCTGCACCAAAAGTTTGTCTAATATAACTCAGTAACCTATCGTCAAACTTCTGACCAAATAATAGGTTGATTGAAGAAGACATTATACTTCCAATAAACCCACCAGGAGAAGCCATAATACCAGATATTTTACCTAGTATTCCTACAGAGTCTCCGTAAAGAGTTTTTAAATCATTTTCAGAGAAGCGTGATTGTAACCCTACAGGAGATACTGTCTTTATAGTATCTTCCTTTGGTTTCGTCTCTCTTTTTATCTGCCTTGAGGCAACAACACCACCCTGGTTATATCCTTTTTTATCTTTCTTAAATCCTAGCATTTCTACTGATGCCTTATACAATGATCTACCGATAAGATCACCAACAAATCCTCCAATAGCACCACCAAGTATTGCACCGAGACCAAAAGTACCTGAACCAACTAATAACGTACCAACAAAACCACCCAATGCTGCACCAATTGCACCAGCAGCTGCTTCTCCTGGAGGGTCTCCAAGAGCAACGCTAATTACAAAGTCAAATAACGGTCCAATAAATGGGATAATTCTAGAACCTCTGCCGGCAGTTCTTGCGGCAGTTTTTGCTGCTTGCTGTGTAGGAATATCAACACCTCTTGGTTGTAATTTTGCTGCTGTTGGTTTTAAGGGACGTGAAGTCATCCTCTTTCCCTTAGCTTTTAACATTGCTCTACGTTCTTTTGAAATAATATCGCCATAAAAATCTGGATCTTCAAATGCAGCCACAAGAGACATATCGTTAGTACCGTATGTCTTTGCCATATATTCCAAAGTATCAGCAACTGCTGGATTAAATCTCTTTCTTCCCAAACCAGGTATAGCAAGTTCAACAGTTCTCTTTCCAGTTTTTGAACTGAATACTGGCTGTCCTTTCTTGATATTTTTAATTTCTGATTTTTTCGTTGTTCTTCTTTTTTGTTCAGTCGGAGCCCTAAACATTTCATCGTCAAAAAATTCATCAACAGTTTCTGTTATGGGAACTCCTTTGGTTGACTTCTTTCTTAGTTTTACAAACTTTTCTCTTTTAGTATCAAATACTTTTTGAACTAAGGTCCTTGTTTCCTCTACACCACCAAAACCGCCAATAGTAACCTTTCTTAAAAGATCACGCTCTGCTTTTAGAATTTTTCTTGTTGGTCTTCTTGAGAGAACAGTAAACGCTCCCCTTTCACCCGCAGCAAGATCCGTGCCAAATCCTCTTGTCCTCTTTCCCTTTCCTGATTCAAAAGAACTCTCAAGAAGCTCTTCAGCAATAGCTTCTTGCTGTGCCTTTGTTTTAGCAGACTTAAGTTTAAATCTAGCTCTGGCAATTACATCTCTAGCTTGTCCTCTTTTTGAGAGAACATCTGTTCTCTTTGTTATTGTTGAAGATAAAATCTGCTGCTGCATCTCCGGAGAGAGTCTACCAGCAGCAGTTGCGCCACTAAGTCCACCTTTTGCTTCTTTAAGTGTTGCGATTATTGTTGTTTTAGGTTTAAATAAACCACCACGAAGACCAGCAGCACCTGCAAGTAAAGCACCATTTACAACAAGATTTAATGCACCAGAAAACTCATTGAATAGTCTTTCATAGTTTTCACCACCAAGGTCTTTTACTATCTTACCTACAGCATCGTATGCTTTATATCCTTTATCAATCCAATCAACAACACCTTCAAATAAACTATCAGCAAAAAGACCAATACCTTTAGCAGCAGGTGCTAAAAAACTACCAATGGAGTTTAAACCTGGTAAAAGATTGGAGAAGTTATTAAATATAAACCCAAGTAAAGTAAACCCAGTAAACCTTGCAAGTCTATCAAAAATAGTAGAACCAGGTATCTTTGCAGCAAGTTTCTCTTGCTGTTGTTTTTTTCCTAGTTTTCTTGTCTCTAACTTACTCTCACTCTCTTCAAATCTTTTTCTCTCTTGCTCTCTCCTTTTTCTTCTTTTATCTCTTTCTTTCAGTAATAAACTATATCTAAAAAATTTAACAACTTCAGAAAGTTTTTCATTTACCTCTGAAGTTTTGACAGTTTCTTTTTTTCCTTCAGCAGGTTTTACTCCACCAAGTTTGGGTGTTGACGGAATGATATTAGTGTAAGGAACAAGAAATACCTTTTCCTTTTTTTCAGTAGATGGTAACAGTTTTTTAGAACTAATAGATGCCATATTATCCTACCAGATCTGATACGCCAAGAACAGAAGAAACAACAGACCTATGAGTATTTCTAGAAGTGATACTAAACTCAGGTATCTTTGTCCCAGTGAAGGTTGGTATTGTTGGTTTCTTTGCTTGCATTGTTGTTGGAGGAAGAACAATGGTTTGCATTTTAGTTGTAACCTCTGGAGTTCCAACAGGCACAACTCTTGACTGAGGACCCATCACTGGGTTACCTCTCAAGTTAGTATAACCATCAGGTTCTACACCCAACTGTCGCATCATCTCTTCCTGACGCCTTCCGTAGTTTCTTATACTCTGAATATTTCTACCAAAGTTTACGAATGCATCACCAACAAAGCTTCTGCTCTTAGGAGAAGTATTGTTGCCAACAAAGTTTCTCCTCGTAGGAGAAGTATTATATGGGGTTGTATTACGACGACCAGTTGCTGGTTCTATTCTTTCTGTCCCTGGGATAGGAATACCTAAGAACCTAAACTGTGACCGCGTTGGATATGTACTATCTCTACCATATTGTCTAGAGGAATATTCTGTTCTGGGTTGCACAAATCTTCCAGTGCCAGGAAGTCTTAACCCACCTACCATACCACCTTGGTTAGCAAGTTGAATACCATTTATCATCTGAGGAACACCAGTCTTTCCAGAAGACCTAATCATATTCATAAAGTAATCAGAACCGTACATTTCTACGGTATCTTTTGGAATGACAATTTCTCCAGGAGCAGCAGCAATCAACTGTGTGTCTGGTCCTGCTCCAGTAATATCTAAACCACTAGTATTTGTTATTCTTCCATCAGTATCACGAAGACCACCCATACTTATATTCATGCCACCTCGATTAAAAGATGGTAAAGTTAAATCTTGCCCAGAATCAAATGCCTCTTGGTCAGCAACTTTTTCATCCTTTTTCGGTAAAGTGCTTGCAATAATGCCACTAATGGCAGCTGCACCAAGAGTGGCAATAGCAACGTATGGGTTGCGTCTTGCAATTCTAAGTAAAGCAGGAATAGCAAAACGCATCAATGAAACAACACCCTTCACAAGTTTTCCTAATGGTGTGAAGAAAAGTGCTGCAGCACCAAGTAAAGTTGGCCACCAGTCCTTCAAGAACCTACCAATAACTTCTATTTTTTTCTGGTTCTTAGGATCTGCAAACCAGTTCATTAATTTGTTGAATGCAAACCCAAGTAGGGTAAACTTAACAAACTTCATAATACGATCAAGAATATTCTGAAAAGGTGCTACCACCTTTTTCATCATTCTCTGCACAGGTTTTGATATTGATTCTAACCTATTTTCTCTCTCCTCTCTTCTCTTGTTTTGCTTCTGCCTTCTTTCGGTCTCTTGTTTCTTTTCTTCTATCTTATTATCTTTCTTTATTGCTTCAATAAGTTGATCCAACTTATCCATTATTTCTGGAGATGTCTTCTCCCCACTATCTTCCTTGCCAGCATCAGGAGGAACAACTGCCTTTGATGCTAGGAAAAACTTATTTGATGAGATAGGTATCTGTCCTGCTACACCAAGACCGCCAGCAGATATCTTCTTCTTGCTTATCTTGAAGCGACCAACCTTTCCCCTTACTCTTCTAAACTCATCCCGCAATAGTTCATCTTCATCAGATGCTATTTCGGAATTAGTCATCCTTGCCGCAGCAAGTCTCTCCCTGAGCAGGGTGCTATATGTTCCGTAGTCAATATCAAATACGTCTTCAAGACCTATCAGTCTTAATATTCTCTCGTCTATACTTTCACTAACAAGATCTGTCTCTCTCGTACCCTCATACAAAGCAAGAGCACCACCAGAGGATTCTTCCTTGGCTTCTGCTCTAATACTTGCTAGTAGATCGTCGAGTTCGTCAGGTCCCATTTTGTTGTTGTTTCTGTTTCTCTTCTTCTAAGTGTGCCTTTAACAATTCAACATAAATGTCCCTTTCCCAAGGTATCAAGTTTTCAATCTCCGTTAATGAATATTTATGGTACTGTATCAAGGAGAAGTTTAACTTATAATAGGACTCAAGGTCCATATGGGAAAGACCTATGCGAAAAAACTTGAGAGTCCCTCCAGCACAATGGTGCTTTCAACCTTGGTATTAGGGTTTGTCACCTTTACTTCATGAGAAAGTTTAGGCATTGTCTCAAAGAACTTTTCAATTTCTTTAAATTGAGATGAGTTCATCTGCTCTAAGAAATCAATAAGTTCTTTCTTGGAACAGTCAGATGCTGTCCATACTTCTTCTGCATTATAGATTTTATCAATACAAGTTGCCACCATATCAAATGACTGATCCATGGCATCATCCTCAGAGAAGTCAAAGTTGGACTTGATGAACTGATCCAAAGAAGGATACTTCATCTCCATCACAAGGTTTTCATCTAACTTAATTTTGTTTGAGTGTTCATCACTCTTCTTGACTTCAACTTCATCAATATTAATTTTCACAGGAGCATATGTCTCACCATCATCGGGGCAGATGATATTAACTTCAACTTCTTCACCGACAGACTTGCCTCTGATATTCAGGAACAGATACTCAATATCAAACGTAGGAAGAGTTTCAATTTTCACACCTCTAGTAAGAACACAAGACTTGATTACATTCTTGATAGCAGTTGTAATCTCTTTGGTGTTCTCACTTTCTAGTGCGAGAACCAATAGTTTCTCTTCCTTTACTAGAAATGGTCTATACTTTAAGTTCTTTCCTGTAGAGGGCAATTCCAACTCATATGTTGGTGTGGCAATCTTTGGTAAAGGCATAATGTCTTATAGAAGTTTCAGTATGGTTATTTATTCTATTGTATGGTGGTTAATATATTGCCTTGAGGTGTCAAATAATCAACTTGTTTTCTACCGTTATTGATATCTTTTGAACCTACGATTCGTGATCCATCTGGAACTTGACTAGAGGGAACATAGACATCCATATTATCAAGAGAACTAAATGGGTTTCCAGCTCTTTTATTAATTACATAACGACTGTATGTAAAAGATACAGTGCATTTTAAAAGTTCAGATGATTCATATGAAATAGGCATTGAATTTATGCTTATGGGATACGCATTAATAAACTGATATGTCAGATGCCTAGCATTGAAATCTTTTTCAAACTTTGTTATATAAAGATTATCTGTTTTGTAATCGTCAGGGAAGTTGACACGATAATTATATTCTCTCCTCTTCTGAAGTTCTATTTCATCTTCACTAACAATATAAGACATCCAGTTTTCAAAGAAGTCAATAACTCTATATTCAGAATCTACGTAGAAAGTAAACTCAGAGCGTTGGTCATACTGTCTTCTATAAACGTGTCTTTCAGTAACACCAGTGTGGTCATTATTGATTTCGTGAGTTGCTAATGAAGAACCTGGAAGTGAGGCATTAGCACAAGACAGTCTAATTAGTTCTTGGTTGTCCCTATTAGTATAGTCAGCACCCAGAAATCCACCTTCTACTGCTCTGTCTATAACAAAACTGTTTAAAGATTCTGGTGGTTTAAACTCACAAATAAAGTGAGAGGTCAAAGCAGGTCGCATCAACCTACCTTTAATCTCAGATACTCTTATAGGTTTTACTTCTGGCGCTGCCATTTATAAATACTTTTTGACCGTATATATTATGTAGACAAGATATGGGCGAAAGTATTAAGAGCAAATACAAACCATCTTTCCCCAAGAAATATAAAGGAGACCCAAATAATATTATATGTCGTAGTAGTTGGGAACGCAAGTTCTGTCACTGGTGCGATATGAATGAGAACATTATTCTGTGGGGTTCTGAAGAGTTCTGTATTCCATACCTTTCACCTGTTGATGGTAGAGTTCATAGATACTTTCCCGACTTTATTATCAAAGTGAGAGAACAGACTGGTGATATTAAAACTTATGTGATAGAAGTCAAACCAAAGAAGCAGACTAGAGAACCAAAGAAACCATCAAGAACAACAAAGAGATATATCACTGAAGTGAAAACATATGCTGTCAACAAAGCAAAGTGGAAAGCAGCAGATGAATGGTGTAAAGATAGACTTATTGAGTTTAAGATCATCACAGAAGACCACTTAGGTATCAAGTAATGGCAAGAGGTTTCGGTAAAGACATTCAAACATCATCACCTAGAGTGAATGAACTCAAAAGGAAAGTGAAAGGTTTGGTTGCTGCTGATGACATAATGTTTGAGATCATCAGTGTCTTTCGTGAAACTGAAATCATTCCTGATGTTGGAAAGTATTACACCTTCATTTACAATGCCAAGTCAAACAACATTGAGTTTGACCAGTTCCCACTTATTGCTTGTATTGAAGTTTTCCAATGGGGGTTCAGAGGTTTAAACTTTCATTGGGATACCACACGTTCTGTGAGAAACTATACTTGGCAAGAGGTAGAAGGTTTCTTACATGTTATTGAAAATAATGAAATAGATTATCTACGTTCATTAGATTATGCCAGGTTCCTTAATAAATAAAGAAAAGTATCCGTAATGGCACCAAAAATAAAAGCACTAGATGCTAATGGAAATGTTATAACACAATTTGGTGATACTGAAAAGAATTTTTTCTTTACTAAACCAGGAAGACCTGGATATAGTGATACAGATGCGGATAGATATACTACTATAGTAAAAAATGACGGAACTATAGAAATATATTCAAGAGCAAAGGCAACAAGTCTACCAACAGTGCCAGGACCTGCACTTAAAATAGGTTCTTATTCTCCCGATGGAACATTTACAAAAACTGGAAATACCAGTGCTGGTGAGCTTGAATATTTTAATAATTCAGAATCAAAAAATGAAATTAAAAATCATGCAATACTAGTTGTACGAAAAGATCTATCAGATATAGAAGTAGGGGATCCACCAACACAAAGATATTCCACTCAAGAAAGGGAATATATGGCTCAAAATATAGTAGATGATACAAATTTTGATCCAGATTATCTTGAAGCTTTAGGACAAGAAGCAGATAGAACTACTTTAGCTGGTTCTGTAGAAATAGCAGAACTACCAACTATAAACATAGAGGGCAGGGGGAGACCAACATACGGTAACTATTATTACCCATTAAACCTTAATGACTTTCGTGGACAAGATAGAATAAAGTTTTTAATGAGGATTCCATCAGGAACTAAAGTAGACACATCATTATTTAAAAATCAAAAAGTTTTTCAAAGAAAACTATCTAATGAAAATATTGGTTCCGTCACTCTTCCAATACAACCAATGATATCAGATAGAAATACTGTTGATTTTTCTGGGTTAACACTAAACGCTGTTGATGCAGCATTAGCGGGAGCAGCATATAGTTTAGCAGATTCAGCAGATGTTGAGGAATTATTTAAAAGAGGTGGAGAAGCATTGAATGGAGTTCGACAAACTTTATTAAACGCAGATACTGGTGTTCAAGAAGGTCTTAAAGTATTTCTTGCACAGCAGGCAGCAGGAGTTCAAGGTTTACTGTCAAGAACTACTGGAGCAGTTCTCAACCCAAACTTAGAACTCTTGTTTAGAGGTCCTCAACTGCGTCCATTCTCATTTTCATTCACATTATCTCCAAGAAATAAAGAAGAGGGAATACAAACCAGAAATATTATTCGTTTCTTTAAACAAGGAATGTCTGTAAAGACAACTGCTAGTAACGTATTCCTTAAAAGTCCACACGTCTTTGATATCAACTATCTAACATTTGATAAGGAAGGAAACGAAAGAACTCATCCATCTATAAATCTAATAAAGACTTGTGCTCTAGTTGACTGTGGAGTTGAATATACTCCTGATGGTTCTTATATGACCTTCAATGATGAACAAAGAACAATGACATCATACAAAATTAACTTGCAGTTCAGTGAACTCGATCCAGTATATGATAAAGATTATGATGATTATCCAGAAGAAAACTTTATAGGTTTCTAAAATGTCAAGTTATTTTCAACAAGTTCCAAACTTTGAATATGCAAATGCCACAAAAGATGGCAAGAACATATCGGACTATTCAGAAGTAAAAAACCTTTTCAAGAGAGGTAAACTTCGTGATGATATCTTTGGTGACTTATCATTCTTTACCAAATATCAAATCATAGGTGACGAAAGACCTGACAATATTGCCTATGAAAGATATGGTGATGAGACTCTGGACTGGGTGGTGTTACTTTCAAACAACATACTCAACATTCAAACAGAATGGCCAATGACTCAACAGGCATACTATGACTTCTTAATAATGAAGTATGGTTCTGAAGAAAATTTAAATAAAACACATCACCACGAAACCATTGAAGTTAAGAACAGTTCTAATGAAATTATTGTTCGTGCAGGTTTAACTGTAAAGTCAGACTATTCTGTTGACTATTATGACTTCATAACAGGAACCCAAATAACAGCAACTAATATTACTACTGCCATAACCAATAAAGATTATGAAAATAAAATTCAAGATGCAAAGAGAAATATCTTCTTATTGAAACCAGAGTATCTCAATGTCATTATGAATGATATGAAAGACTTACTTAAATACAAAAAAGGTGGAACTCAATATGTGAGCCCCACCCTTAAACGTGCAGATAATATTAGACTATTCCAGTAATCACTCTTCAGCAAGACGCTGGAAGTAACTCAGAGCATCATCCTCATCATCACTTGACGTGGACTTGGCAGTGATGTCAGGTGCGTTGAAGTCAGCAGTGGGTTCAGGTGCAGGACGTGATGCTGCCCAGTCGGGTTGGAAGTTACCACGATCATTGTCCTCATCATTCACCTCTTCATCAAGACGTGGAGGTGCAGACTTCTTACCAAGCACCATCTTCAGACGGGTTTCAAGTTGCTCGTAAGTCTTGAACTGGTCAGGAGCGGTCAGAGCAGAGAGAGAATACTGCTTCTTCCACAGTGCCTCCAGTGCATCATCATCGTCCAGCAGAGGGGAAGGACGGTCAAACTCAGATGAGTCATAGTTCCAGTAACCTGCAACCTTCTTCAGTTTCAGTTTGAAGTTAGCACCTTGCCAGAAGTCGAAGGGGTTGATAGGAGTCTCATCCTCAAACTCAGGTTGCATTGCTTCCATGATCTTATCGAAGATCTTCTTACCGAACTTGTAAAGGAAGACACGACCTTCGTTCTGAGGGTTTGCCTTATCTTGCACAACATAGATGTTGGCATAGTAAGACAGTTTACGCTTTTGCTTGCGGACAGTTTCTTTGTCTGCATCGATACCACTGTTCCACAGTTCACGGTTGTACTCAGACACAGGGTCCTTTCCACCATTAGTGGTCAGAGAGTTCTCAATGTACCAACCACCAGGACCTTGGAAGGCATGGGAGTACATCTTTGCCCAAGGCAGTTCTTCACCATCAGGGGCGGGCAGGAAACGGATGACTGCATAACCGTTACCAGTCTTGTCCATTTCAGGTTTCCAGAGACGCTCATCAGCACCTCCACCAGTATTGTTCATCTTCTCAACTTCCTTGACCAGTTTCTGGGTCAGTGAACCGATGGAAGACTGCTTCTTAAGATCAGAAAAAGACATTTGGATTCCTCGTATTAGTTTGGATTTGGCTTGTGTGGACTTCGTTATTCTACAGGTCAGAACCTGATTCGTCAATCTTTTGACGCATCGCTTCAAGGACTTCGGTCATGTTTCGGAAAACAACACCGATGTCTACGTTTGAGGGTAGACCCATCAACTGAGCAGACTCAGCAATACGTTGCTTCATCTCCTGTGCTTCAGGATCGTCGGAGAGACTTAGTCGGGTATAAAGAACTTGTTGCTTGTTCAGTAACTTTTCAAGAAGAGCAACGTGAAAGAGTTTTTCCTCCTTCGACATTGTAGAGAACTTAAATACGTTCTGATAGATCTCCTCTTGTAACTCACTGATCTCCGTCATTTCTGCACGGACAACATCAGATTTAAAGAAACTCATCTTTCCCCCAATACAACATTCTTTAGAACTTTTTTATAACGAAATACATCTATATGTAGGAAGGGAGAATATTTCCTCATTCTCATACTGACGGTTTCCCACACTGGGTCTTGTAAACTCTTATCAAAGTCTTGTCGATAACCAAGAATCTTATCCAAGATGACCAAGGTTTCAATGGATGTTTGTCCACTGAGATAGTTTTTTAGAATAGGTGGATGCCCTTTCTTACATGAAAAAACTTCGTCAACTTTTTTTTCATCAAAAATATTTTCTGCTTCTGTTTTAAAAACATAAGAGAGAGACTGAGTTCTTTTCTTCCAGTCAGTATATCTAACCTCACCTTCTCTTATCATCTCACCAATCCAAAGTTTACTTGGGTCAGTGCAGGTGATGAAGTTAGAGATAAAGAACTCTTCAACCTCTTTATCATTCTTGTTCCGTGCTAGTTTTTCAAACCAGAAGCGGTCTTTTCGTTTGTAAAAGGATTGAACTGTGGCACGACTTTTTCCACAATACTTATGGTAGTCATACTTTTCTTTTGTAAAATGATTTTTTAATGACAAATAGCATTTATATGCGTCGAAGGGCATCATTCCTCAAAGTGGTAGTTTCGCTCTAGAACTTCTCTTCAAAAAGTTTAGTTCTGTTGCTTCATACTTAATTTTTTCTTTCAATGGTTTGGAGATCAGTTTAGGAACTGACTCCAACTCAATACTATTCTGTTCACAGAAGTGAATGATAGCATCAATATAATTCATCTCGTTGTTGCGATGAACTAGTTGCTCAATCTCCTGAGCAAATTTGGAGGGACAGAAAAACTTCTTCTCTAGTTCTTTCTCTAATTCATTCTCCATCTGACCTAATATTGTGATGTACAAATTCTTTGATATACCGAACTAATAATTTAATATAGTCTCCTTTATTGCGTTTGTCAAATACTTCGACCTCACCATTAGGTGTAACCATAATGGTAATAAGTTTTTTGACAGGAATACCAGTTAGTTCATAATAAGCAGAAGCATAAAACATCTCCTGAACGAAATAGTTTTCCAACCATTTCTCAGGTTTGATTTTTTCAGATGTCTTGAAGTCAATGACTGCCAGTTCTCCTTCGTACTCAGCGATGCAGTCTACTCTCCCTGCCAAACCCAAGAACTCTGAATACAAAGTTCTTTCGATAGCATGTACATTATTTATCCTATCAAGATATGGCTTGGCATGATGAAACATAAACTTAGTGAGAGGACGAAAGTCATCCCAGTTAATGTCTTTGTTCAACATGTAGAGTTCAGTTGCTGCGTGAAAGTCTGTCCCTCTCGCAGTTGCTTTCTTTGTAATTCTATTTGCTTCTTCAATACCAACTCGCTTACGCCAGTCAGCAAAGATCTGTCTGTTATAGAAAGATGTTACTGAAGTAATAGATGGCACCCACTGACCATCAGGAAGATTGTACAGTCGGATGCCATTTGTTTCTTTTTTGTTTAGTTCAAGGTCACCTAGAAAATTATGATGAGTAAATGTCATAGATTAAGTTCTGCTTTCGCAACAAGATATTCTTTACAGAGTCCAGAACGTACAATGTCTTCAACACCAAACTCAATGACTTCCATAGAAGGCATTACATTAAGGATACGCATGAAGTCAACAATACCATTCTTCTCATTTGTTTTGACAAGGTCAGTCTGAGTAGCATCACCACAGAACATGATCTTAGAATTCTCACCGATACGGGTGATAATAGAATCAAGTTCGTGGAAGTTTAAGTTCTGGAACTCATCAACAATAATGATTGCATTATCAAGAGTTGTACCACGAATGAATGAAGTAGACCAGAAACCAATAGTTCCTTGAGTTTTCAAGTTACCGTATAACATTTCAAATGCTGAGTCATCAGGCATTTCAAACATATACTTCACCATGTTCTTGTATGGAATCTGGTAAAGAGACGACTTATCTTCATGGTCTCCAGGAAGGAAACCGATCTCCCGTGTAGCGACCAAAGACCTAACAATATAGATTTTTTCATATGGCGACTTCTCACTGAGAACATCCCTTAAGGCATTGTACAGGGTAATGAAAGTTTTGCCAGTACCCGCTGCACCATAGGCAACAATGTTTTGGTCTTTTGAGTATGCGTCGAATAGAGTTTCTTGATTTTCTGTTAGAGGATCAACGGTCCTCATTAAGTCCATGTTGATGGGTTTTTTGCGTTTCATTTGCTTATTACTCATCCCAAATGGAACAGGATTTGCAGTCTTCTTTCTAGGCATTACTAATTCAAACAGGTTTTACTCGGGATCCAGGTGCTTTTGATGCTTTGTGTAAGACATCATTCCAACCTGGATGAGACTTTCTCAACTTATCATAGACTTCTCCAACCTCTGCACAGTTAGGTGCTGTGGATGGATCTGACCAGTCTCGGTCCCACTCTGGGTTATCTTTTTTCCACTGGTCCCAGTCATGCACACTCATGCTGACTTCTTTTTGTTCACCAGTTTCTTTATTAATGACGGGATACTTTGCCATGCTTTAAATCATTTCACAATCGTATTTAGTTTGACCATTCCAGTGCTTCAGCAACTGCTGGGAATTGCTCACAAAAGATTTTCTTTGCACCCAGAGCAATGTCCATGTGTTCCTTCTGTGTGCCATTAGCAGACCTCAGATCGATATAATGAATCCATGACCTTACAGAACCGGTCATGTACATTTTTGTTGGTACGGCGAGGGGAAGCACAAAACGAGCACACTCCTTTGCCACACCTCGGTCAAGCATCTGTTGGTACAGTGCCATAGATGAGTCAAACAGAGTTTGCATCTGCCTCTCTAGTGTTTGAACCATGAAAGGATCCAAGTCGTCAATACTGTTCTGACGGTTCTTGGTGTCTTGGCGGCGGAGTTCGGGTAAGGGGATCGTCTCACCCAGTAAGGAGGAATCAGCATATCGTTGTGAGAATTCTTGATATGTGAACGAACGGTGCCGGAGCACTTGAGCTGCTATACCCCTGGTAGTGTGGATCTCCAAGGTCATGTATGCCTGCTCAAAGATACTCCAGTGTTGATGCTTCACACAATACTTGAGAAGACCAGAGAACTTGTCATTCTCCTGGTTATTTGGATTGCTCACACGGGCACAATATGCCATGTGTTTCTCAGCGTCGGGAGTGACACTAATCAGTTTAGTCGGGGT